AAGAAAGCGGTAGCTTCCATAATGGCAGTCGACGTTGCACTACGCTTAGACCCAGTGGTATTACCACCGAAACCAAAAATCTATTAATGCTCGGAACATTTCTTCAGCTTCTCGCTTTCGGGCTGGCTTCCTATTTCGCTTTTACACTCGGCGGAATGGCCGGTCTGGGGCTTGTCTTGTGCGGAGCTTTAATGTTCTTGGGTGTTGTCGTGGAACGGATGTTTATGTGATTACTCGACTGTTAAGAGGCCGACAAACCGAGAACCGAGACATCAACTTCGTTATTCCGTCTCGTGGCATGACGCCGCAACCACTAACCGGGCCGCTGACCGTGAGCAACAGTTCATCGCTCACAATCCCCACCGTGTACGCTTGTGTCCAACTCATTTCCGATTCGATAGGTTCGCTACCGTTCCACTCGTACCGGCGCGGCGAACTCGTCGAACCAACACCACGACTACTGGAACAACCCGACCCGACCGCGACACGCATAGACACACTGTCGAGCATTGTCACCAGTTTGTTGTTAGCTGGAAACGCCTACTGCCTTCTCGGCGACCGAGACAGTCTGGGGTATCCACAAACGGCTATACCGTTGAACCCTGACGTGGTTTCGGTGAGAACAACACAAACGGGCGCTACCGAGTACCGGGTAAACGGCGTCGTGGTTTCGTTTGACGACATCATGCATATTCGGGGTATGACGCTGCCGGGTGCCACCGAAGGGTTAGGTGTCGTTACCGCTACTCGCCGGTCTTTGGGTATTGCGATAGCTGGCGACGAAATGGCCGCAGACTTTTATACGACCGGCGCCGTTCCTACCGGTGTTTTGCAGGCGGACAGTGAACTGACACGGGAAGAAGCCAGCGACCTTAAATCGGCTTTCGTGGCGGCTCACGGTGGCCGGCAACGCTCACCAGCCGTGTTGTCCGCTGGCATCAAATATCAGGCGTTGCAGCTCTCACCAAAAGATCTGGAATTCGTGCAGGCCCGTGTCAACTCGGCAAGAGAAATTACGACAATGTTTAAGGTCCCGTCGCACATGGTGAACGTACCAGCCGAGGGCGGCTCTATGACTTACCAAAACGTTCAGCAAGACAGTATTAACTTTGTGCGGTTTTGTTTGCGTGGCTGGTATTCCCGTGTCGAGCAAGCGTTCACGCAACAGCTACCACGGGGCCAGGTGGCACGCCTCAACATAGACGCCCTTATCAGAGGCTCACGGAGCGAACGATTCGACGCACACAAAACAGCGCTGGAAGGTGGCTGGCTAACAGTTGACGAAATACGAGATCTGGAGAACGTGACCGCTTCAGTGGCTCACGATGACCTTTTGGGGTAATTATGGAAATCGAGCACCGCACAATACTTGAAATCAGCGATCTAGAAATACGGGAAACCGACGGACAACACCACATTGTTGCGTTGGTCGCCCCGTGGAACGCAACCTACGACGCCGGAACCTACGTTGAGCGTTTCGGGAAAAGCGTTTTCGATAAATCTATTAAAGAACGCGGCACCACGATTCCGTTAATGCACGGCCACGACCGGGAAAACATGCCGATAGGTAAATCCTCGACGTGGGAAAAAGACGCTGTGGGATTGGTCGCCGATTTTGAGGTAGCACCAACGGAACGAGCCCGCGAAGCGTTGGAACTCGCCAAAAACGGTTACGTTTCCGGGTTCTCAGTGGGATTTGTTCCGGTACGAAACGAAGAAGCCAAAGTCGAAGGACGGCGCCACATCACCCGAGTAGAAGCAAAACTCGATCACGTAGCGTTGCTTACGGCACCAACCGCCCCGGCATACGGTGAGGCTCAACTAATAGCGGCTCGGGCGTTTGATCCGGACGACAAGACACAAGCGCCACGCCTCGCCCGGTGGCGTCACTTGTTGGACGCCGAAACGCGCTAAGGTTTTTACTGAACGCCGACGACACGCCGCAACAGCACCTGTCGCCACCTTCGCTGAAACGAACGTGACAACAGGAGATAACCGTTTATGAAACTTCTCGATCAGTTGATTGCGGAGCGCGCCGAAATATCGGCGATGCAAACCGCGCTGGTGAACAGGGCAGCGGACGAAGTTCGCGACCTCACCGAAGATGAAGATAAAAACCTCGCAGACTTTCAAGATCGCGCTAGCACTCTTGACCGTCGGATAGAGGATTTACGACAAATGCAAGAGGCCACGCTTAAAGCTGACGCCATGAGAGCAGAGGTGCGCGCGTTGAACGCAGAAAACCCAACCGAAGAACCAGCCACCGGGCAGGCGGTCGTTAAAGAAGAACCGCTGACCTATCGGCAAGACAACCAAAACGACGTGTCTTTTGTTAAAGACTTCATCGACAGCGTTGTTTCTAAGGATGTTGCAGCGTCGGAACGTATCCAACGCCACCAACAAGAAATGTTGGTGACTAGGGACGGCACGAGCAGTAATTATGCGGGTTTGGTGGTACCTCAGTATCTCACGGATCTCGCAGCGCCACTGGCTCGCGCAGGCCGTCCTTTTGCTGACCAATGCCGTAACCTTCCGCTTCCTGATTCTGGTATGACCCTTAACATTTCTAGGGTTACCACCGGGGCAAGCGCAGCGGTACAAGCAGCCGAAAACGACGCCGTATCGGAAACCGATATCGACGACACGCTGCTAACCAGCAACATATCCACCGTAGCCAGCGGCCAACAGTTGAGCCGCCAAGCTATGGAGCGTGGAACCGGTATAGATGCGTTGGTCACTGGGGATATGGCCTCGGCTATGTCAACAACCCTTGACAATCAGTTGATCAACGGTTCGGGGTCATCGGGGCAGCTTCTCGGCATTTCACAAGTTACCGGCATCAACGCCGTTACTTATACCGACGGCAGTCCAACAGTGGCAGAGTTTTATCCGAAACTCCTCGACGCTATCCAGCAAATCAACAGCAACATATATAGGGCGCCTGACCTCATTGTCATGCACCCTCGCCGCTTGGCATGGTTGCAAGCTGGCGTGGACGGCAACAGCCGACCGCTTGTGCTGCCACAAACCAACGTCCCACAAAATGCGATGGGTACAGGACCAGTGGCAGGCTACGGAAACACTGGCAGCCAAATCGCCGGTATTCCTATCGTCACCGACGCCAACATCCGAACCGACTTGGGAGCAGGCACCGAGGACGCCGTCTACGTCGTTTCTCGTAGCGACATGCTCTTGTTTGAGGATGGTGACATGATGATGAGAATGGACGAAACCGCAGGACTAAACCTCACGCTTACACTGGTGATGTATTCCTATGTCGGATTCGTTCCGGGCCGCTACCCAGCGGCAATTAGTGCCATCACCGGTACTGGCCTCATAGCCCCGTCCTTCTAAACAGAGGGAATGACACCCGGTAGGGCGTCCGTTCAACAAGGCGGACGGGCGTCCTACTCGGATTAAGGAACCAATGAGCACACACGACGACCTTTGGGCGAAGCAGGCACCGAGCCGGGTACAAAAACCCGAACCGGTCGCCGAGAAAGCCCCAGCGAAAAAGAAAGCCCCAGCGAAAAAGCCTGCGGCTAAGAAGTAATGCCGAACTACACCACAACATCACTGGTGAAAGCCTCGCTTGGGATTCCTTCCGGCACAACGTCGGAGGACGCCTACATAGAGGACGCTATTGACGCCGCCGAGGACGAAATAAACGAATATTGCAATCGGACGTTCGTAGCTGACGGGAGCGCAACGGCTCGCGTCTATCAGCCTTCCACAAATGTTTTGGTGTACACCGACGACTTCTACACGACCACTTCTCTTGTAGTGAAACAGGACGACAGTAACGACGGCACATATGGGACAACTCTGACAATTACGAGCGACTTTATCGTCGTTGGTAATTCGGCCCCCTTTAACTGTATTCGTTCCGTTTCGTCCCCATTTCCCCGTTACACAAGCAACCGTCCCACGGTGCAAGTAACGGCGAAATGGGGCTACAAGACAGCGGTACCGGCGGCGGTAGCACAAGCCGCACTTATCTTGTCGGCACGCTTGTTTCAACGCAGAAGCAGCCCGTTGGGAATTGCCGCAGGAATAGTCAACGACTTTGGGCCTATCCGGATCACTCGACAAGACCCCGATATTCAACGCCTCCTAGCCGGTTATAGGCGGATCGGCGTCGCCTAATGGCAGATTACGCCGCTATCAAGGACGGCATACAAACCCGACTCGAAACCTTGTCGGGGCTGATTGTCGTGTTCGATACGGTGCCTGATCGGCTTGTCCCCCCGGCCGCGGTAATTATCCCAGGAGCGCCACCGGTTGAATACAACGTATCTATGGGAGCGTCAACGAATGCGAGCCAGCTACAGCGCTTTAATTTTGAGATCCTGGTATTGGCGCAACGCTTCTATGCGGAAACAGCGCAAGACACCCTCGACGGGTACGTGTCAGGTTCAACAAGTGTCTATAACGCGATCGCTGGAGACACTACGCTAGGGGGCACAGCTTCCGACGCTCGTATTATCCGGGTGGCGGACTACGGGCAGATAGTCGTCGGAGAGGGCGAATTTATGGGAATGCGATTGAATCTCGAGGTGTACGCCGTATGAGCGATTACAAAATAAAGTCTGAAAACGTGACGTTCGGCAAGATAGGCGAAACAGTCACAGAAAAAGACCTCAAAAAGCTAGGTGTCAACATTGACGCTTTAGTAGAGGGCGGTCACTTGGCCGCTAGCCGGGCCACAACCAAAAAGGATGGTGAATAATGGCCGCATTCATGCTAAATAATGCTTCAGTCACGATTAACAGCGTCGACCTAAGCGACCATGTCACGTCGGTAACTTTCACCGAAGAAGCAGACCAACTGACAACAACCGCTATGGGTGACGACAATGTAACCATGATTGGTGGGCTCAAATCGGGCACGATTGATCTTGAATTTAACCAGGATCTAGCGGCCACCGACGTGCAGGCCACAATTCGAGCGTTGCTGGGAACCGTAACGACGCTTGTTGTCAAAAACATTGCGAGTGCAGCAGCGACAACGAACCCCCAGTGGACGTTTAGCGCTCTCGTAACCGAATGGCCGTCGATCAACGGAACTGTGGGCGAACTTGCCACAGCTTCGGTGTCATGGCCGATAACTGGCGCAGTCGTACAAGCCACAAGCTAACAACAGGAGAACATGATGCTGAGGGCACAAATCCAGGTAGTAGACAATCAGGGCGTTGTCCGTAAATATGATGGCAACGGGGCGCTGTTTATAGCGTTTGAACGCAAATTCAATGTGTCTATTTTGGAAATGGGCGAAAGTCCACGACTGGAATATATTTACTGGCTCGGATATGAGGCGGCTCGCCGTGTAGCACAACACGACGGCCTAGATTTTGACCAGTGGCTCGACGCCGGATACACGGTGGAATTTGAGGCCGACGAAGCCCCTTTAGCCGAAGAAGCTACGCCTACCAGTTAGGGGTGTTAGCTCTCAACACCGGACAACCGTTAGATGTTTTGTTAAACGCTGATTCTTTAACCCTGATGGGCCTACTAACCGCATGGAATGAGAAAGTGAAAGCCGAAGAAAAAGCAGCGAGGGCGGCAAGGCGTGGCAAAACGAAATATCGGTAGATTAACGACAATCGAAATCAAGGGGCTACGGCAGGCCCAGCGCATGATGGGCCGTATCGACGCCGACTTTAAGAAACGGTTTAAGGAAATCCACAAGGGCGCCGCCGACATTGTGGCCGACGAAGCACGCAGACAGGCACCGGTGCGATCTGGCCGACTGAAAAAGGACATAAGGACATCGGGAACCACTAAAGGCGGCGTTGTTCGGGTAGGCCGCAAAAAGATTCCTTACACGGGGCGTGTCGTTTTCGGTGATCCCGTCACGTTTCGGGATCGTCTGATGCGGAGAGCACAAAGCCGGCGAACACCTCAACCGTTCATCTACAAGGCCGCAGACATCCGCTTCTTGGAGGTCGTGGATTACTATAACGACGAGCTAGAACAAATTTTGGACGACGCAATAGAGGCGGCGAACCGTGGCAGGTAAAAAAGCGTCAATAAGTATGTTGATCGGGGGCGACGCCTCCGGTTTACGCAAAGCCACGAAGAACGCCACTAAATCGTTAGACAAGTTCTCGAAATCGTCAGCTAACGCAGCCAAAAAAGTTGGGGCAGCGTTCGGCAAAATGACTGCCGGTATAACGGTCGCCGCAGTAGGGCTCGGAGCGAAAGCCGTTGACCTTGCCAGCGACTTTGACGAGTCGATGTCGAAAACGAAAGCCATATTTCGGGACGGCGCCGACTCGATTATTGCGTCATCGAAAGAAGCAGCAACCGCCGTTGGGCTTTCTCGGGCCGAATTTTTGGACGCCGCCTCGAGTTTTGGTGTTTTCGGGACTGCCGCCGGCCTATCCGGCGACGAGCTGGCGACGTTCTCTGCCGACCTGGTACGCACCTCGGCCGACGTAGCAAGTTTTAACAACCTGAAACCTGAAGAAGCGTTAGCGAAACTACGCGCCGGGTTGTCCGGGGAAACCGAACCATTAAAACAGTTAGGGATTTTGTTTAACGCCGCCGCCGTGGACGCAAAAGCCCTTGAAATGGGATTAGCGGACGTAAACGGCGAAATTTCCGAAGGTTCTAAAATCATGGCCCGAAACGCTTTGATTATGGAACAACTGGGCGCGCAGGGCTCCCTCGGCGATTTTGAGAAAACGTCCGGTGGACTCGCGAACCAGCAACGCATATTGACGGCCCGATTAAAGGACGTGGGAATAACGATAGGCACCGCGCTTTTACCGATAGCCGCGAAACTCGCCGAAGGCGTATCAAACCTGATTGCGTTGGGGGAACGCTGGGCGCCTCAAATGGAGCAGCTACGTGACCGGGTGAAAGAACTTGGCGAACAGTGGATGCCGAAACTTAAAGCGGCGTTCGACAAAGTACGAGAAGCCGTCGAGCCAATAGTTCGCAAAATCGTTGATTTTATCAGGACGAACCCTAAGCCGTTTATTATGGGGCTTGCTGCCGCTATAGGCGTGGTGCTTGTGGGAGCGATAGGGGCCGCTGTGGTCGCTCTCGGAGGCATTATTTTTAGTGTCGGTGGCCTGATCGCATTGTTTGGGGCTGCTGTTGCCGCGATCGCCTATTTCTGGCAGGAATCGGAAACCTTCCGGTACGTCGTGACCCGAGTGTTTGAGGACGTCAAGGCGGTCGTCACGCCAATCATTAACGGCATAATCGAGACAGTCCAACATTTAGTGGACGCTTTTGCCGGACTTATCACATTTTTGCGAGGGGTCTTTACTGGCGATTTCGGCATGGTCATGGACGGCATAAAGGCCCTTTTTACTGGTTTTTACGACGCAATTACCAGCATTTTAGAAACTATACAAAACGCTTTCGTTGCATTCTTCAGCTTGGATGCGGTCCAAACAGCCATCAAATACTCGCTGGACAAAATCATGGACTTTATCCGCGCTATTCCTGACCGGGTGGGGAAACTGGCCGTCGGCGCTTTTGACGCTCTGAAAACGGCGTTTCGGTCTGTGCTGAATTGGATTATCGACAAATGGAACAGTATTGATTTCGGGTTCAACATCGAAATTCCCAGTTGGGTGCCGGGTATCGGTGGAAAAGGGTTTGGTATTGAGGACGTGATCCCCGATATTCCGAACATCGGGGGGCCAACATTGTTGGCACCCTCAGCGATGCTGCCGTCCACGGCGTTACGCGAAGCAACTACGACCCCCACCGTAATCAATAACATCAACGTGACCGCCCCCAATGTCGATCCTGACTCGCTAATAAGCGGTTTACGTCGTTACAACCGTTCTAGCGGCGACGCCCCCGTCAATATCGGGTTTTACTGATGGCAACACCGACGCCGACCGTAGAAATAGGGTTTATAGGTCCGGCGTTCGATAACGCTTTTACACTTGACGACGCCGTTAAAGGCAAACTGGACGACGCATCATATGTTTTGGGCGGTAGCGAAGTAATGGCCGATCTGACGAGCCGCTGTGTTTCGTTTACGACACGTCGGGGCCGTGACGATTGGACGCAACCGTTTAGCCCCGGCAAGGCATCGCTGTTGTTTCGCAACACCGACGGCGCTTTAGACCCCTTAAACACCTCGTCGGCGTATTATCCAGGCATCACGACCGGCCGAACCGTGACCATAAAATGCAACGGACACCTGATCTATTCGGGACTTGTTGAAGATATCAATTTAGGCTATGACACTTCCGGGGATGCGTGGGTAACGGTGATAGCTGAGGACCAGTCAAGCGAACTCGGTTTACGGTCCCTGACGAGCGGAACGTCGTTTAGTGAACAGACCAGCGGCCCTCGGGTGTCGGCTGTGTTGGCAAATGCAAACATTGATTATGCCGGGGCGACCAGTATTGATGCCGGATATTCGACGGTCGCAGCTGAAACCCTGTCAAGCGACATTAACGCCGTTCAGTATTTGCAGAAAGTCACGCAAAGCGAACAGGGTTATTTGTATGTGAGTCGTTCGGGGGTGATGACGTTTGAAAACCGTTTTGGGCCGTTGGCGGCTGGTTCGTCGGTCACGTTCAGCGACGACGGTTCAGACGTTCCGTATCAACAAATCGGGCGTAACCTTGTGAGCGCTGAACTGTTTAACCGCCTGACGGCGAACCGGACGGGAGCGGCGACGGTAACAGCGAACGAAACTGACAGCCAAGACTCGTACGGAATTCGTTTGTTACCGGTCGGTGAAGTGCTGGTCCTTGACGACGCAACCGTTACAGACGTTTTGGATTTCCTGATGGTTCAAACCGCTTCTACCGAAGTTCGGATCAACAGCCTGATAGCCGTGTTGGACACGCAAGCGAGTGGCACACAAAACACGATCGCACAGCTAGAACTGGCGGACGCGGTGACCGTCGAATTTACGCCGCCCGGTGTATCGCAGCAATCTACGGTAGGCACGTTGCAGCAAATCGGGCACGCTTACACTGTCGGCGAAACGTGGCGCGTTACGCTAGGGATGACGCCAAGAGATACGACAAGTTATTTAATATTGGACGACGCCACCTTAGGGCGGCTCGATTACAACTCTTTAGGATTCTGATATGGCAGGCGCAGGTTATAAACAATGGACCACGGGCGAGGTACTCACCAGTTCCGACATGAACACCTACGTGGGCGATCAAGTGGTGATGGTTTTCGCTAGTTCCTCGGCGCGCTCATCCGCCGTGTCTAGCCCTACGGAGGGCATGGTTTCTTATCTCAAAGACACAAACGTTATTGAATATTACGACGGTTCTAGTTGGGGCGGTATCGGTGACATAACCGCCGTATCCGCTGGCACGAACATTGACGTGACTTCAGGAACCGGACCGATACCCAGCGTGGCGTTAGCTATTGACGCCGCCGTGTCTATGGGCTCAGACGGCTCAGGCGTGGACGTCACCTTCTATAGCTCGACGGCAGGCGACACAATGCTATGGGACGCCAGCGAAGAAAAGCTGGTGATTACCGGCACAAACGGACAAAACTCGCTGGAAGTAGCAGACGGCGACGTATCAATAACCGACTCACTCACGGTTTCCGGCGGTTTAGTAGCACCGCTGGCGATCAACGCACAAACCGGGACCACGTACACGTTTGTCATAGGCGACGCAGGAAAACTGGTTACGTCGTCGAACGGATCAGCCCAAACCCTCACTATCCCACCGAACAGTTCAGTGGCTTTTGCTATCGGGACGCAAATAATTGTGCAAAACATCGGCTCAGCTAACGCAACGCTGGCGCAAGGCTCGGGCGTCACGATTCAATCAAAAGACTCGAATAAAGAAATTGACGGCCAATATGCTGCGGCGACGTGCATCAAAACGGCGACCGACACGTGGTCGCTTATTGGGGCTTTGAAGTAATGGCAATTCGTCCGGTTGATCATGGCGTCGTGGCTTCGTCTGCCGGCGGAGGTTTGACGTTATCCGGCGGTACTGAAACCGAAGGCGGCGGTTATAAGTTCTACACGTTCGCGACTTCATCAAATCTTGTTGCGGTTGGTGAGGGGTTGGTCGATTTACTCGTCGTCGGCGCTGGGGCTGGTTGCGGCGTTGACACTATTTACGCGGGCGGCGGTGGTGGTGGCGGTGTTGCGTATCGCACCGGGGTGACACTCACGGCAGGCACGTACGGTGTCGTTATCGGCGCCGGTGGTTCTGGTACTTCGCAGCAGGGTGACGACGGCGGCACTACTACGTTTGATTCCGGCGGCACGTTTCAACTAAAAGCCGGTGGTGGTGGTGGCGGCGGTTGGGGTCAAAGCGGCGTAGCGTGCAACGCTGGTCATTCCGGGGTATATGAAACCAGCACCTACGGCGCAGGTGGTTCCGCCGGTGGTGGCGGCGTTTGGCAATATACGTGCGCTGGTGGCGGTGGAAGCGGAGGGAACGGCGGCACAAGTGGCCGAAATGGACACGCTGGCGCGCCCGGTGGGTCGTCGGACAATTTCGGCGGCGGCGGTGGCGGCGCTGGGAGCGACGCGGTGCGGTCAACCAGTAGCACGAATAAAGGTATCGGCGGCGAAGGTCTGCAAGGACCGTTCGCTTTAGCGGATAGCTCAAATCCGTATTACGGGGTGGGCGGAGGCGGTCGCGGTCATGGAAGCAATCAGAGCAGCACGGCGCGCCTTCCTGAAACGGGTTACGGGCACGGCGGAACGGCTGGTGGTTCGACTGCCACCGGCAACGATGGCATTGACGGCGTCGTGATTGTGAGAACTGCGGCATGACGGTTTACGCAGAAATAGTGGACGGTTTGGTAGTGAACTCAGCGGTGTTCGCCGAATCACAAACCCCCGGCGACGTAGGGCTAACCGGTTATTGGGTGCTGACTGACGCTGCAACAACAAAAAAGGCCGCCGCGCCGGGAGACACATTCCACGACAACCACGCAGACTTCCCTGATGGGGCGTTCACGCCACCGCGCCCATACGAAACGTGGCGATTAGACGAAAACCTGGACTGGCAGCCACCGGTCGATAAGCCGTACCCAGACGGGTGGGGCGAACCCGATTCGGGCTGGAAATGGGACGAGGTACTGGAAGAATGGGTAGACCACAACGCCGAGACTGGATAAAAGCCGATGATTAACCAGTGGGCGGTTTCTTTGAAAGCCGCCGGTCTGAACGTCGAAACAATCGACGGGTGGCAAGTCCGGGCCGCCAGTTCATATTCGTTTGAACCCGTCGGAATCATGTTGCACCACACGGCGTCTAACGCACAATCTGGAAATATGCCCTGTAAACGACTAATTCTCGAGGGCAGACGCGACCTCAAAGGTCCATTATCGCAGTTCACGGTAGGGAGAAACGGCGACATTGTCCTTAATGCCGCTGGACGCTGTAACCATGCCGGGCGTGGCATGGCGAACCGGATCGAACAACTGTTAGCTGACTTTGAACCACCGGACCACGGGCAAGGACTCTACGACGCACCGAAACCAGGAGCGTACCGTTCAGGAAACAAACATTTCGTGGGTTTTGAATGCGAAAATGACGGTATCGGGGAACGTTGGAGCGACGAACTCATAGACGCAACCGTCCGGGCGTGCGCAGTGTTGTGCATTTTGCACGACTGGAACCCCCTCACACGAATTCTGATGCACCGGGAATATACGGCCCGAAAAATCGATCCCTCGTTGCGGATCAACTGGCGGCAACTGGTAGCGGACGCAGTGACAACCGGCGACTTCGCTATGCCTGAACAAGCAACACCCCTCCCACCCCAAAAACAACGCACCCTACGACGGGGCGACGTTGGTCCCGACGTTGCAGGTATACAAAAAGTTTTGGGTATCACAGCGGACGGACATTTTGGGCCGATAACCGAGGTTCACGTAAAACGCTTTCAAGGAAAAAATAAACTTGTCGCTGATGGCATTGTGGGACCGGCCACGCACGCCAAACTGGTTACGAAACAAAAACGGCCTATCTTGAAGGAGTGGCCAAGTGAAGTTTTATAAAAAT